GGTTCGACTGCTGCGTTCACGGATTGCTGCTGGTTGACTACTTCTTCCATCTCAATCTCCTCCGGTTGTCATCCACCGCTGGAACTGCCAGTATTCACGGCACTGCTGCCGAAACCGGTCATAAACCACCGCTGGTGCCAGTTGTCGCACTGGCCGGCGTACCAGGAAGAACGATAGGCGACCCGAGGGCCACTTGACCGTTCTGAATGGACAAGACGCTTAGACTGACCTGATCTCCTACCTTGCATTGTCCAATGTCGAGGACACTTGCAGTGATCACGGGAACGGAAGGAGTTTGGACCGTTCCCGTGGGTGGAATTGACCCTTCGACCGGGGCTGTGCCCGGTGTGGAAGGTGCGAGTGGAACCTGCGTTGTGGGGGGCGTCATACGGTTGCGCGTTGCCGCCCCCATATTGGTGCCAGTGCTCATCAGTCCGCCTGCTTTGCGTGCGTAGGCATCCATCTCGGAACGAGACGCTTCTTTCGGAGATAACGGTTTCTTCTTCGTTACTGCCATATCAACCTCCCATCGTTCGGGTTCCGAAACTATTAGAAGTATACCACATTATTCGGATTCCGTAATACTTACGCTGACAATCGCTGATCCTGCGTGACCACGGTCGGTGGTCCTGCCTGTGCCGTAGGCGGTGGATTACCCTGTGCAGTCTGCGGACTTGCCAGAGCTTCCTGGACACTCTGTCCAACAGTCGGTTGCTCCTGGGTCGCGGCACCTTCCTTAAGCGATTTCGCAAACTCCATAGCCGTTTCAATCAGGAGTGGATCCCCAGTCCAGCGGGCAATGAGCGCCCGCTGGTCGGGTTTCATGGCTGCCATCTGCGCCATCATCTGCAGACGGGCATTGATCTCCTCGGGGAAACTCTCCTGGTAGGAACACATGATGTCGAAGTCGGCCTTGATGTGATCAGGTTGCAGTTCGATCGGAACCTCTTCTCCCATGATGCGCAGGAAGTGATTGTGGGTATAGAGTTTGCCCTTGCCTGCCATTTCAATGAGCAGTTCGGCCACATCGCCCATCGTATCCGCCATGTGGAGCTTCCGTGTATCCATGCGCTGCGATCCCAGCATAGCAAGAGTCTGCAGTGCTGTTGCCGCCGTGACCGCTCCGGGATTGCCTTCCTGAACACTGTGAACGCCGGAGACTTGCTGGATGTCGCCAAAGAGCATCCCGAGCATGGCCATACTCCCTGAGTCGACTGTCCCTTTTTCAATCAACTTGAAGAAGGACTTGTCTCCCCCTTCGAGTGTGAGGACTTCCGAGGAGTTCATGTTGATTTTCGTTCCCTTGAGGTTCGGGTCGTTCGTCACGTACTTGTTGACCGTTGTGAACCGCATCGCTTGTGTGGCGTACCAGAGGATGTTGTTGTAGGCGGCCTGAATGGGGACCATGTTGTGTACTTCGCTGATCCCCCAGAAGGATGTGGTGGACGGGACGTTGTAAAAGATTGCGAATGGATAGCGGTGATCGGGTGTCTCGATGGTCTTCTCGTCCTCGAGGAGCCCGAAACTGGTCCAGCGGAAGAGCCGGCCTTCCTTATGCTTGGCCGTGGGCGCATAGTACGTCTCATGGACAACCACGGAACGCGGCGGCAACGACTGGGTGAAGCTGGGATCCATGGGAACGGCATCAACGGCAGCAGCAACCCTGCGCGGCCAGGCGTCTTCGGCGGCATCGAGCGACCAGATACTGTCGAAGGTGCAGTAGCGCATGTCCTCAAAACACGTCGCGTGCGGGTCGGGATGGAAGTTGACGGGGTTGCTCGTGCGAACGCGGAACTCGCCACGCTCGAAGGCGTTTTCATCCTTGATCCAGTCGACGCGCACAGGCGCCGTGCCGTAGATGAACCCTATGCGGTTGAGCCGTTCCTGGCAATCCCGCAGCTTCAAGTGGTGCTGCCAGAACCTGAACAGGGCATTGACTGCGTGGGATTGCTGGACATCCCCCGTTTCGACTGGCAAGGCGGTGATCCTCGGGTTCTTCCACGAGTTCATAGCCACCATCTGCTCAATCGTCGACGCGATGAGGTTCACGTGTGGTTCGTTCTCCGCCTGTCCATGCGCCATTGCCTTGTAACTCGCCCCCTCGTACTTGCGGGCATAGGTCTTCATGGCATCATGCACATCGGATGCTTCCTCGACGGCCGCAGTGTAGTCGCGCCGGAGATATTCTGGAATGGCTGCTTTTTTGCTGGGAACCAGCTCTTCCGTGGTGAGTTGCCCATCGGGATTAATCATGAGTCGCCTCCGTAGTTGCCTTCGATGTCAATGACATCAGGTTCTATCCTGCGCTGAAACGCCACTTCCTGCTCGGCAAAGACGGACCGGGCGAGCAGCTGCCCTTCGGTGAGAAAGTTTGGTGTCAGCATAGAAGGTTGTGCTTCATCTTCGGGAATCTCTCCACGGCGGGCGAGCACTAGCCAGAACCAGATGAAGTACCGCAAGGGATCGATCGTGTGGTTGGGACCACGCACCTTGCACTTGCCGGTGTTCTTGTCGCGCTCCCATGTCTCGAACTCGTTGATCATGTCCTTGCACAGGAAACGGTCGACGAACAGGTTCCCCTGGTGGATCAAGCCCTTGATGGTCCACACACCGTCTTCAACGAGTAGGCTGCCATTGGCGGGGATCCACTCGATACCGAGATGGTACTTGTCTTCGATGGCGGCCGCCAGTTCCTTCTGCAGTCCTTTGGAGCGGCAGTCGTAGACAACCCAGTGGATGCCATAGCGGATGAACATGGGGCCCAGCACGTCGGCATGGTCCTTGCTCAGTGTGTTCGAGCGGTAGTAGGATTCGTAGATTTCCAGGGAACCTTTCCCCCAGTGGCCGATGATGCACGTCGTCGGATCAGGGTCGGTGCCAAAGTCCATGGCTGCAAGGCACGGCGTCTGCACTTTGTGGAAGTCCCGGGTGCAGCGCGACCTCTCAAACTCCTGAAAGACGAGGGTCGATGGCTTGGCGAAGAGTCCCAGGCAGTAGAAGTTGAACTCGTCGGGGCTCATCGTCGCCCGGTTGCGCTCGAAGATTTCACGGTCGGTCGCGGGGTTCATCAGACTGCTGCCAATCCAGAACTGGTAGTTGGGGTCATGTCTCAGCCACGCTTGGAAGCATTCGTGGTACATCCAGTTCGTGAAGTAGGGAGTCGTTGCCGCCAGGAAGCGTCCACCCTTCTTGGAGATACGCGATTTGACGTGGAACCACGCCTCATACGACCACTGGCCGGCCTCGTCGCCACCCACCGCACAGACCTTGCGCCCCTGGATGTGCTCGGGGTCCTGCGCGGAGAGCAGGAAGATGGTGCCATAGGGCGTGATGTACTGGTGGTCGTTGCGCTTCCATATCCCGTCGTAGTAGGTGCCGTCGACGGTATCCTGCAGCAGGGGAACGATGACATCGCGCAGTTGGTCGAAGGTAGGCGCCATGAGGATGCTGTTTTCGTTGGGGTGCTGCTCCATCATCCACGTGAGCCAGATGGGAAGGAAGCTGGACTTGCCCAGGTTCCACCCACCCATGAGAAAGGTGAACGGAACGTCGAAGAGCATGGTTCCTGCCTGCAACTCATGGGGAAAGATGAACTTGTCGACCTGACGGTCGTGCTCGATGGTGGTGTAGAGGGTCGGCGCGAGCATCAGACCCTCGCCCGGTCGTGCTTTGCGCTGTCGGGTACTTCGTCGTAACTCAGGGTGTCACTCATGAGCCGCTTGCGTATCCAGGGGTCGACGATCGGCCAATACTTTTTCAATTTCAGCTCGCGGTAGACCCACTCGGGATCGTTTTTTTTGTATTTCCAGTGGATGATGGTATCCATGACGATCTTCTTCGTCTTGAAGTCCCAATGTCCAAGGGAGAACCCACCGCCCATCTTGTACCTGCCACGCCGAAAGCGTTCGGAGATCACATGGACGTTCCCGTCCTTGATGATCTGCAGAAAGGACTCCATTACGCCCCTTCTCCGTCTGGTTCGGGGGCAATCGGCCGGTTATTGAACTCCTTCTGCAACTTCTCCGCCATTTCGGGTGCAATAACGACGTACATTTTCCCCGGTTTTCTCTTTCTCTGTCCGATTTTGGCCTTCTTGAGCGTCATGAGACTGTCCACAATGTTCATCAGCATGGTTGGTGACATCGTTTCATGCAATAAGCGGTTTCTCTCGTCATCCCACGCTATTTGTGCGTTCTTTTCCTCGGGCCTGGGTGTCTTCTTCATGAGTTCCAGTGCACTCGACGCTGCATTATGCCTTCCCAGGATCCCCTGCAGCCCCGTAATCGTTTGCATCTCGAGTGCAATGAGGTCATGCAGGTTGTTCTGGTCCATCTCGTCGAGCGAAGCGTTGTCTTCCAGCGTCGTGACCTCTCTATCCCACTCGTACTTCTTGCGGAAGCGTGCAACGAGCTCTACTGGGACCTTGAAGACCCTTGCCACCTCATAATCGGAGCGATTCTCATGCTGCCCCTTGTAATACTCGAACATCACCTTCTGATCCGCTTCTTCCAGACCAGTCAGACGGGGGTTGAGAGCTATTTTATTTTGTAATTCAGGGGAAGGAGTAGGCAAAGAAGCTGCTGCATGGGGCTGGGGGATAATGTTTAGCATGTGTGGGGGTTCGGCGCGGTTCGACCTACTCCCCGCCTCTGCCTGGACTATTGCCTGCTCGTGTGCTGCTTCGAGGTCGTATACTGTGCCGTCCTGATCCGGCTGTCCTGCTGTTGCTAGTGCTGCTAGGGATGCAGGGGCAAGCGTCAAGGGCTGCCCGGGTGAGACAATAGGCTCCCTTGGTCTTGTTCCCTTGTCCAATGTCTTGCTGTCAACCTGTCGTCTTGGCATGGTGAGAGTATAGCACAATCATTCGGAACACGAAAGAATCCCATCTCCACTAACCCGCGTTTATGTACATGGAAGAGTACAACGGGCGCAATGTGGATAAGTTCCCAGCATCGACAAGGAACAGGGGAGAAGCCCGACCATACAAACACACGGCAAGCAAAACGAGATCACGCCAGGGAGCCTAGAAACGAGGCAGTCTGGGACCCGGGCGGGCAGATCGGCGCAAAGTGTCCTCAACCAGGAACAACCGAGACGAAAACGGCCGAAGTCTGATAGTCCGCAAACGGTCCCACGCCATAAAGAGACTTAGTAGGGTAATAGGTACGTGAATACAAGGAGGTCTTGCACCAGGTACTTATCTCTTGTCTTGTAATGCTTACAGACAGGAACAAGAACCAAGAACAAGACCACAGTATACAGAAGAAGTCTCCTGAAAAAGCCCCCCTTCTTTATATGGTTCCCCCCACCAAATGTAACAGCCGTTACATGTGCTCGGTGTTACTTGTCTCCTGTCTGTTCCTGCTGGGTTGTCTGGGTTGGTTGTCTTCCTGTCCCCGATCCTGGGAGCCTTGACTCCGAGGAACACC